CCTGCCTCCCTTGGAAAAGGGAGACAGGGGACCGTGGCTACCCGGACCCCCCGGCATCCGAAGATACCGGTTTTCCCGGACCACGTGTCGCTTAAGACGCGTTATCTATTTGTTCTCACGACCTCGAGAGTTTAACTCCCGACCCGTGAGGTTACGGTAGACATCCCTAAAACCATCTTTTCCAGGGATGGAGTGTGGTTGGACTTATAAGTCAAGACAGAATCTCACCTAGAATCGCGAAAGACGTTTCACCGAAAGAGCCTCGAAAGACTCTTTAGATGACCGTTTCCTTCGCACTATTCCAGGCGGAGCTTTACGCTCCACGAATTTTGCTACCTTTCTCCAGCGCTTTACCGATCGCGGTATTAACACCTGCAAGACATTAACATTAGAGATTTCAGTCTCTTCTGTTTCACGTCGAACAAGGTTAATCCGTGTCGGCACTAGGGCTAAGATTGATAGGCAAGATTCGATGAGACGAAGCGATTTCGCAAGATCTCGCTCTCTGTCCCAAACTTTCCGGGCTTCACGCAGAATCGCTCCTGCCTGGTCAATCGCGCCAGTAAACTTAGAAATAAATCTAGGTCTAATGACGTTCTTGAACCAGACGGTGTATCTGCGAGTGAACTCGTCTCCCATCGGATGTTTCTGGCGAGGTAAACTTTTCTTTCCATTATTGGGAATGAAAAGATTATCTACAACGCTTCGGACTCTTTTGAGAGCCGGGCCCAAAACAGAGTCAACCACTTCCGACCAAATAAGTGTGAAGATTTTCTCTTCATCACTTACCCGCACCTTGGCTCTGGATTTACCCGTCATAGTGACGGCTAAGTACCAGTCCAAGAGTGAGGCAGCACCTCTCGGTGCCCCTGGTCTAAGAAGAAGGAGAAGAGTGGATGAAAGGATCCGAGGAAGACCCGTCAGCACCCTTGCGGATGCTGCGGATGCAGCCTTGAAACCGACACCTATGTACCGCGCCACCTGATACAGAGGGATCTCTATACCAAGCTTTGCTTCGCAAGCGGCAAGGACTTCGGGTACAAACCCTGGTCCAAGCCACCCAACAGAGATACCAGCAAGAGAAAGAGGAGATACCTCCTTACCTCGATGGTAAAACCGTTTGGCGAACTCCAATGAAGAGTTCGAAGAAATGATTGACTTGTGAAAGCCAATCTTAACTCCAAACTCAGACATCAGATGCACATACTGGGTAGCGACATCGCGATCACAGATCACGATATCGTCACCCAACACTGCATACCACGTGAACCAAGATCTATGTCCCACTCGCCAGGCGGCGAATTGGACTATAGCATGATGGGTCCATGCCAGCATTCCCCAAGAGGAGTAAGCCCCCATTGGTTGACCTACGCTGTATCTGACAAAGGAAAATCCTTTGCCAAAAGTGGTACCGTATTCTTTTGGAGTACGGTAGTCACGTTCAGTTAGTATAGCCGACCAAGTGTTGGCGAACGACTCAAGGGTAAATGCTCCAAGGACAAGTACCTGTAACGTAATGGGTAACCTATCGGTTGCCGCACTAAGGTCGTAAGACCAGAAATGCGTTCGTCCTGCCTTTGAGGCACGTTCGAGCAAGGCCTTCACAGGCTTGGCTTGATCGAAAGTACCATCCTGAGGGATTAACCTCAAGACTTTATCAAAGATAAAGCGGTGCAAAGGATAGAGTAACCATTGCGTCCAGATATCCACCATTGCGACAATTCGCTTCTTGCCGGGTTCTTCCACTACTGAAAGTTTACCAACATCGAA